ACGACGAGTGGTTCAGATCCCCTGCTTGGAGAAAGAAGTGGGAGAAACCTGGCTCACTCGAAGATACCGACTATTGGGCAACTAGAAAATGGAACTCACACTTGACTTACTTCAGCCGTACTTAACGATAGAATCAGAGCGGTCGATCAAGGCCGCTAACGAATACACAAAAGATGTACTAGATCGGTGTATGCTCACCGAGCACCTGAGTGGCGTAAAGCTACCTTGGGGTTCACCAGATAAGTTCCGTTTACGTAAAGGTGAATGCACTATCCTGGCCGGGATAAACTCCTCGGGTAAATCCCTCGTTGCCGGACAGATACTCCTGAATGCCATGGAACAGGGGGAGAAGTGTCTGTCTGTCTCTTTAGAGATGAGTCCTGTTGCACAACTGGTCAGAATGTGGCGTCAGGCCTCATTACAGCTTAAACCAAGCATGGACTTTGGTCTGGGCTTTAACTACTGGTGCAAGGACAAGCTGTACTTCTTCGACAAGATGGGGAGTGTTGATCTTACAACCCTCATGGCCAGTATCAGGTACAGCCAAGATCATTATGGAACCAGCTTTGTTCTTGTTGATTCCCTGATGACCATCTCAGGCATAGCTAACGATGACTACACCGCTCAGAAACAAGTGGTCTGTGATCTGGCTGATGCCTGCAGGGAACTGGACCTGCACGTTATCCTGGTTTGTCATGCAAGGAAATCAGGCAGCATCAAGGACCGTTTAGATAGATTTTCAATCAGGGGGGCAGGCGAACTGGCAGATAGGGTAGACAATGTGTTACTCTTAGGCCGATACTACTCTGACCGACCGGACGAACCAGATGCCTACCTCAGTGTTTCAAAGGCCCGACATTGGGACATGGGAGAACAGGACCTCGACCTCTTCCTCGACCTGGCCTCCCTCAACCTTGTGGAGGAAAACCAGTCCCCAAGAAAAATCGAGATGGATGAAGATAACTGGGCCAGTGGAGAAGAAGATGAAGGATCAGGCCTGGAAGAACTTCGAGCGAAGGGTAGCTAAGGTAACGGGGGGAGAAAGAATCCCCATCATCGGTCGGCAGCAGTTAGACATCCGACACCCGTACCTTGGTATTGAATGCAAACACAGGAAGTCGATCCCTAAGTGGCTATTCACTGACGCATGGAACCAAGCTGTTCAGGGTTCACAAGGAGAAGATCTCATCCCTACTGTGGTGGTAGGTGAACGAGGCACAACCCAGACGTTTGCAATCATTAAACTGGAGGCCCTCGTCGAACTCTTGGCCATGGCCCTCGATGAAGATCATGTAGTAGATAGAAACGCTTTAATTTTATGAGTGCAACGACTAGCTGGTGTGGCTCCCGTGCTGCCTAGTCGGCCCTCCAAACCTCAACGGGAGCAACCCTATGACATTTAGAACCACCCTCGGTGAAACTGTTTTCAAACAGAAGTACGCCTCCAATCAATACGAGCAATGGGATGACAGGGTTAACACCATTGTTAATGACATCTGTGGAAACAGGAACGGGACCACACACCACATCATGGCTAAGTCGGACCAGGATCACCTGGCCCATGTCATGTCCAAGTTCCAGGTTATACCTGGGGGAAGGTACATCTACTACGCAGGTCGAGACCCCTCGGCCTTGTACATTAACAACTGTTACCTCTTACGTTTAGAAGAGGATACGAGGGAAGAATGGTCCGCAGTTACACAAAGAGCAATGAGTTGCCTGATGACCGGAGGTGGAATTGGCATAGATGTAAGCGCTGCCCGTCCCAGTGGACGCCAATTACGGCGGACGGGAGGTGTTGCCAGTGGCCCGATTCCACTGCTGTACACTATAAACGAGGTAGGACGGAATGTGATGCAAGGTGGATCAAGACGATCCGCTATGTATGGAAGCCTGAACTGGCAGCACGAAGACGCCAGACAATTCATGACCCTGAAGAACTGGCACATGATGCCGATAGGGAACAGTGGGATGATGATCTCCCAAGCTAAGGAACAGGACTTCAACTACCCTGCCCCCCTGGACATGATGAACATCAGCCTCAACTATGATGACGCCTTTCTGAATGCCCTGGAGAACAAGGAGATGCCGGACATCTTCATGCAGAACTGCAGGCAGGCCCTGATGACAGGAGAGCCTGGGTTCAGCTTTAACTTTGGAGATAAAGAAAATGAAACACTCCGTAACGCCTGCACAGAAATTTCCAGCGAAAATGACAGTGACGTGTGCAATTTGGCCTCGGTCAATATGGCGAACATTGAAACAATTGAAGAGTTTAAGAGTGTGGTCCAGGTTGCGTCAAAGTTTCTGGTCTGTGGTACGCTACGAGGAACCCTCCCCTACGAAAAGGTTAAAATGGTCCGGGAGAAGAACAGGAGACTCGGGCTAGGTCTGATGGGGTTGCACGAATGGCTTCTCAAGAGAGGCTATGCCTATGGCATGTGTGACGAACTAAAACGATGGCTAAAGGTTTATAAAGATGAGTCAGAACATGCTGCCAACGAGCATTGCGATAGATTTTTTGTGTCTCGGCCTAGAGGCTATCGGGCTATTGCTCCAACGGGGACGATCAGCATACTTGCTGGAACTACCAGTGGAATTGAACCTATCTACGCAGTTGCTTACCGCAGACGCTACCTTACAGATGGAACCAAATGGAAGTATCAGATTAGTATTGACGGCACTGCCGAGTCTCTTATCCAACGAGGAATCGCCCCAGACAAAATTGAAACCGCACTAAACCTTGCTGCTGAACCTGAGAGGCGTATCAAGTTCCAGTATGATGTGCAGAAGTACGTGGACCATGCCATCTCCAGCACCCTTAACATACCCTCCTGGGGGACAGAGTTAAACAACGAAGGAACAGTAGACAAGTTTGCCCATGTCGTGGCAAAATACGCACATGGTTTGAGGGGGTTGACGTGTTACCCGGACGGTTCCAGGGGTGGCCAACCAATCTCCACAGTTCCCTATGAAGAGGCAATCCAGAAGAGAGGGGTTGTCTTTGAAGACAACTCTGATGAACAGTGCTTGACTGGGGTATGTGCGATATAGATCTCCAAAAAAAGAAACGATGGGGCAGTAAGGCCTACCGTAGTTTTGTGGCGACCCTACCCTGTGCTAACTGTGGTATACGAGATGACACTATTGTCCCTCACCACCTAAGGCACAGGTATTCACCATACTCTGGAGGCGCTGCCTACAAAGCATCGGATATATTCACAATGCCTCTATGCTATACCTGCCATGACAAGCTGCACAACGGCGACAGGGACGTAGTGGACTGGCAGGCTGAGTTCATCTTCAAGACGCTCGATGCCGCTACTCGGGCAGGAGTCCTGGGGGTCCTATGATCTCAGACACAGAGGTAGAGAAGGCCATAGACTACATCAGGGACAACTCTGGTAAGGCTGCCAAGGCCAAGTCGGACAGGCTTCACCTTGAGATCTTCAGGAAATCAAAACATGCTATTTTGTTTGGCCAGTCCCCAGAAAAAACAGTAGCCGCATCTGACGCATGGGCCTATGCCCACCCTGACTACATAGAATTACTGGAGGGATATAAGGTTGCAATCGAACAGGATGAGAAGTTAAAATGGCTTATGGAGGCCGCAAAGCTAAAGGTAGAAGTCTGGCGAACCGTCCAGGCAAATCAAAGGGCAGTGTCTTTCTCTTGACGGCCCAAGAAATTATGCAGGATGAGGAGAACGCCCAAGGTTGGGCGCACGAGCAACAGGTTATTCAACGTCAACTAGAGGAATCTAAAATGGCAACATTCGAGCAGAAGGACAACGAGGGAGCATTGTTTAAGGAGGAGGACAAGAAGAGTGACCGTCACCCGGACATGACAGGCAAGGGCCTGGTTGCCGGGACTGAGTACCGGATAGCGGCATGGTCCAACGTCAGCAAAGCAGGGAAGAAGTACCTGAAGGTAACCTTCTCCATCCCACAGGACAATGGAGGCCGTAACAACGAGCCAGACCCGTTTTGAGCGTTCACACAATTGAGTACTCCGACGGTAGAAGTATAGAACTGGAGTTCGACCCTAAGAAGCACTACTACATGGTGGACGGGGCTTACGTCCCTGCCACCACTACGGTTCTTGATAACATAGCCAAGCCTGCGCTGTTGCCGTGGGCTGCCTCTATGGGAGCCAGGTGGTTCCTGGACAACACGTCCATGGTCCCGGAGCAGAAGGACCAAGCACCGTACCCGGTCTTTATGAATGGTAAGGGTCTCGATGACATGGCCAAGGGCATTCGTAATGCCTTCAGGAAATCTAATCGAGAGGCAATACAGATAGGACAGGACGCACACCAGTATTGTCAGGAGGCCATCGAGTGGAAGTTAGGCCAGAGTAAAAAGATCCCAGCCCTCCCCAAAAATGAACTGACTGCTAACTCTGTCAATGCGTTCAGGAACTGGGTCAAGGAGCATGAGATAAAATGGTACGCAGCCGAACTGAAGGTCTACAACCGTACGCATAAGTATGCCGGTACTGTGGATGCAGTCGCAGAGGTGGATGATGAATTCTGTGTGATTGACTTCAAGACCTCCAAGGCTGTCTACTCATCTCATCACCTGCAGTGCGCTGCTTACGCAGACTGTGTTGAAGACATCTATGGTAAGGATGTAGATTGCTCCTACGTGCTGCGCCTGGATAAAACCTCGGGTGAGTTCGAGGCCGCTAAATCAACTGAGGTTGCCCAGAACCTCAATGGGTTCCTAGGATTCCTTGCAGGCTATAACAGGATCGTAGGACTGGAGAATAGGAATGGCAGGTGAGTCCCACACAACAGAGGCCCTTACGGGGATGCTCCTGTTCCACACCTCCTCGGCTGCTGCCTTGGCTTCCCTCTTAGCACATCGAGGGGATATGGTGAAGGAGATCTATGAGGCTATTGACAGGGCTGTAGCTGAGTCTAAGAGCATAACTGAACATGCTCTGTGGGAAACAATCAGGGACTTCTTCAACCCTGAGATTGACCGCATCAGTGGGATTGTCAACAGGCACCCGGAAGGGGAGAACATCATTAAGTTCCCGGACGATGTAGCATGAAGATAGAACTAGAGTGGTATGAGGCCGAGATGGCCGCTAAGGTTGGAATGGCCCGTGCCTTCTCTAGTTTTAGAGCAAAGCATGACGCTCACAAGTATGGTCTTAAAGAAGGGGAGTTTGGTTTTTTCGAGATGGATATCCGGGGAGCGGCTGCAGAGTGTGCAGTCGCTAAAGGCTTAGGTTTGTATTGGGATGGTAGTGTCGATACCTTTCACAGCAAGGCAGACATAGGGGATAACATCGAGGTACGCTCTGTGAAGGATACGCAGAGGCAGTTGTTGGTCAGGCCTAATGACCCTGTCGAAGGAAGGATCTACGTGCTTGTCGTAGACTTGTGGAGGATGGGCAGTAACCCCAGCTACCTCATACAGGGGTGGTTACCAGGGGAACAGTGTAAGCAGGAGAAGTACTCAACTGACTTTGGTCGGAAGGACCGGCCACCCTGCTACGGAATACCTACACACGAACTCTACTCTATAGATGATCTATGGTGTAAGTCCTGTGATGGGATGGGAGTTATGGACACCACACAACCAGCAGGGAAACAAGTAACTGAGTAGCCGATAGGCTTTTCCTTTTTCTTTTGTTCCTCTGTGAAGTCGTCGAAGTCCAAGGTGTTGGATATCTTTAATACCTTCTCGTCCTGGTACTCTACCCACCCTACAGTGTAGAAGGTGGGCAGGTGACAATCCTCTGCTACTACCCACCCATCATCAGAGATGATGTCCAGCCACTCTACGATGACTAGCGCTTTTTCTTTTTGCCGTGAGTAGTTAGTGGTCCGGGGAGCAGCCACCCCAACAACATCGGAACCACAAAAATTAGTACGAGTAGCCATCCGCCCATCTCCACCAAGGAACCCAGTAGATCCCAGAAGTTTGCAGGAGCCTCTTGAACAACAGTGTTCGCATTGATCTCAGACGCCTGTACTGTTGGAGCCGCAGTCAGAGCAGAGACAGTCGCAGCCGTCACTCCCCCTAGGACCGCTGGAGCAACAATCGCAGCCGGAACTAAGGCAGTTGTCGCACCGACAATGGCGCTCGTTGCTAGACCCGTTTTCAAGTGCTGACACCCTACTAGACTACTGCAGGTGGCGATGACCACCAACCAGTAACCCAGCCGACTACGGCTAAAACTACTAGAACCCCTACGGCTACCCAAAATCTTTTTCTCCCTGCTGACAATTCTTTCCATTTTTCCATGATATCTCCTATAGTGTGAAACTGTTACCACATCCACAAGAAGATGCTCCCGTGGGTGGTGTGAAGTGAAAGGTTGGCCTGAACGGATCTTCTACCCAGTCCATTTTTGCATCAGCTAATAACTCCAAAGAGGTGGCATCGGAGAAGATTTTCTCCGTAAGCATTTGTGCGTCTTGTGGTATATCTGTGTATGGAGATAGCTTGATTTGATAACCGGAACACCCTCCACCTTCTAAGTGTATCCCTAAGAAACCTTCTCCGTCTAGTGTCTGGTCTACCTTCTTCTGTGCTGCTTCTGTGATTGTCATAACTCTTCATGTAGTTTCTTTACGCCATTAGAGGTGGATGAGATAAACGTAAAGGGTAACAGTCCATGTACCGCAGCAGTCAATGACAAAAGAAACAACTTCAAAGACATTTTCCATGCGCCTTTCCCGTGACTCCACCAAGTCATCTCTACATCGTATAAATGATTCATAGTACTTTCGCTACCACGATTTTCCCTTCTTTGTTGGTCTTCAATTCTACGGTTCTCTCTTCGCAGGTGAATCGGGTCTTCCCAGATGCCGTGTCTTTCCACCCATTTCTTTTCAGAGTACGTTTCATACTTAGACATC